GGAGAAGAACATAACCCGCCCCGGAGTCCCGTTTACAGAATCTGCTTACCAGGAATGGTTTCAGTTCTGCCGTAAGTTCTTGTCGGCTGTGCCGTCAAGGTCTTATGGATCTCGTGACCTCCGGGACCGGGACCCGTGCGAGCTAAAACCTGTTCCTCTTCCGCTGACATCCTCTGGGTCCGCTTCGGTACGTGTAAACGTAACGGAGGCGGGGGAGGATCCTCGAGTTCCGGGCAAGGAGTCTTACGTGACTTCGAGCTTTGAATCTCGGGGTCGATCAGCGCACGCTTGGATTTCTGGACGGTGGGGAGATCTCTTATGGGATTTCCTCTCCGCCATGGGCCAAGTTAATACCACTCGCTCCTTTTGGACTCTTATGGAGGAAGAGGCAGCTGTAACTCCGAACCCCGTTCGGAATCGCAGTGTCGAATCCGGCCGTTTGAGTATCAAATTGGAGCCTGCGGGGAAGGTTCGGGTTTTCGCAATAGTCGACTATTGGACTCAATGCGCACTGAAACCGTTGCATGACTGGTTGATGGACATATTAGGCGGCATTCCTACCGACGGCGCGTTCGATCAACATAGGCCTGTGAAAAGGCTTCTGCGGATGACCGAGTCGAAGAAGGATGTAACCTTTTATTCCTTTGATCTGTCCGCTGCGACGGATCGGTTCCCGGTTGAGCTCCAACGGGCGCTATTGGAGGCGATGTTTGGGTACACGTTCGCTTACTGGTGGCAAGAGCTTCTCGTTAGTCGTTCCTACAAGGCCCCATTAAAGTCGGTCCCTGGGAAGGGCCCGATAATGATGAAGTACTCTGTAGGGCAACCGATGGGAGCTCTGTCATCATGGGCGACGTTCTCCCTTGCACATCACGTTCTCGTGCAGTTGGCTGCTTCACGTGCAGGTAACACTGGATTCTTCCAGCTTTATGCTCTACTTGGCGATGACCTTGTCATTGCTGACGAGGCGGTCGCTAAGCAGTATCAGGCGTTATGCGCAGTGTTTGGTGTGGAAATCGGTCTAGCAAAATCCATGATTTCTAGAAATAGAAGCCTGGAGTTTGCAAAGGTCGTTTACTTCGCCGGTGAGCCGGTCTTGGCGTTCCCTTGGACGTTGTGGTCCGTGTCGCAGAGTTCGCTCTCGGCATGTATCGCGGCGGTTCAACGGGTCTCCTTTTCCGGTGTCACAACAAGCATTGCGAACATCGCGCTAGCATTCGGAGCTCGATGGAAGGCCTCCCAGAAGACGGGTGCGAGGTGGGAGTCAATCCCTACTCGTCTCCGCGCTCTGCTGGTCATCCTACAGCACCCCGACGCCCGGACTGCCATTAGTCGTCCTAACTGGATTGATTGGTTGGCTTCGACAGGTCCTTCACTGAAGGTAGCCTTTACCGCTGCCGAGCAGCTCTTTATCGCGGGTTGGTGTCAGGCCCTCATAGAGGTCCTTAAGCCGATTCGTGAGAGAGTTGACAACGTAGCGAGTGAATTCTACTGGGGGGTTGGGCAATCCCTTAAGGGTGCGGCTAAACACCGCATTCATGGGGGGTTGTACCTACCCTCACCTGTGGAGAGACTTATCGAAGTCACCGTCAATAAAGCTATTGTGGCTTTTGACACGTCCTGGGAGAAAGCGGAAGCATCAATGAAGCATTTACAAAAGCTCGGTATCCGGTTACGTGCGGACCAAGCGTCCCATATCCTTAAACAAG